GGAACCATTTCACCACTTTTAAATCTCTCATCGTCAACATCAACAAATTCTTTTTTCATTGTATTTAAAACAACACCAACAGTTTTTCCATCTGTAGAAAATCCATTGTGTCTCTGATTTTGCATGTTATAAAAACTTTTATTTTTAGACACATTAAACTTTTTATGCAACATACATTCAAAGTCTAAACATTTATCTTTATCTTTAAATATTTTAACAACTTTATATTTGAAATTGTTTGGTGATTCTTTTTGTTCTTTTAAAAAGTCTTTATCATAAGAAGATGAAAAGTAATTAACCCCTATATCATCATGTGGATTAATTGAGGTTGTTCTTGATCCATAATAATGTATACTATTTGTTTTATTAGTTATCCTGTAGATATAATAATTTTTCATTGTTGCATTTTCCATGCTTCTGATTTTGAGCCTTTCTGCCATCTGGCAAGCGGAAGAAAAAGTACGAGTTCATAACTCTGTGCTGGGATGTCTACAAACTTTGATCTGACATGATCCATTCTGTAAGCGTGAACTGCGTGTTCAAAATACTTGTGTTGACTCAATGCCATAATTACTTTCCATGAGAAATCTAACTTAGTCTTTTTGTTAAACCTGTCATTAGTCTTAAACTTTAACAATGCTCTGAATGCAGCCATTCGCAATACCGGAGCCAAATAATGAAAATTTAGACCCAAAACAATTTCTGTACCATCTTTCGCTCTGTATGCGTTAAAGGGTATTACCAGCGGGTATCTATCCCATAGTGGTAATGTATCTTTGTGCTTTGCATCATACTCAAAAAACGCCATGCGGCCTAACGTTAGACCATCACTAAACAATTCTTGATCACGAAACATCCTAGCAGTTCTTACGCTACTAAAGTTCTTTGTAACACGTTTTCTAAACCAGTCCATACTCTTTTTAATGTTACGTCTTGACTTTGGGCCTTGGCTTTCAAAATACGATTTCTCAAGGTCTTGTAAAACCTTTAGATCAGTACCTGTTGTATTTTTATATTCTTTATTCTCTGCCATGATGTTCCTGTGGTGCGTTATAAATAACAGTATAGTCTAATTATCTATTTATGGTTTAAAATATGGCTTCGCTAAACGAATCAATAAAACATATAACAAAGCATGGTTTAGCTAGAACCAATAGGTTTAATGTTATCATAAGCTTGCCTGAAATTCTACAACAAATTTTGAATTCTGAAAAGTCTGAGGATGATGAGGCTGGTAATTTTCTTCAACCTTTGATCGGTTCTGTTGGTATCAATTTGGTTAAGAGTTATCTGGGGTCTGGTACAGAAATTGTGCGTGGATTGGATATCATGTGTGAATCAGCACAATTTCCATCAAAGGCTTTGGCTGTGTCAGAAACCAAGTACAATTCTGATTATTTCAGTGCGGCTCATGACATCACATACACACCTGTTGAATTTACATTTGTTGTGTCAAGGGATTTTTTGGAAAAGAATATTATTGACAAGTGGATGAATATGATCATTGATCCTAACACACATGAGGTTTCTTACTTTAATACGTATGTGTCGCCTAGTATTGAAATTCAACAACTGAACGAACTGGATCAAGTAACACATAAGGTTATTATTAAAGACGCTTTCCCTGTTGACATAAGCACGATGCAGCTTTCCAATGAAAGCAATGACGAGTATCACAAAATCAGTGTTACTTTTGCTTACAGAAAGTGGACAACTGGTGAGGTCACACAACCGTCTGGTGTGGGTTCTCTTGCACAGACACCGCTAGGCCCATTCACTACACCTATACTTTCTAATCCAGCGGTACAGCGCGGTATAGACTTTGTAGAGACTCAATTTTTGGGTGGTGCAAGTCTAGAGGGTGAAGCAGTGGATATATACAATATGGTTGATGATGTTGTGAAGAACACAACCGGTCAATCTACGAACAAATCAGCATCACTACTAAATGGCATTAAAGCCAACCTCGATTTAAACAATGTAATTAGCAGCGACCAAAAAGCTCAATTAATTGGTTTGATTGATGGAACACTGGACAAATTAGGATAAAAGTAAGATGGCATTACCTAAGATTAAACACCCGAAATACACACACCACTTGGTGGGTCTGAACAAAAAAGTTTCTTATCGCCCGTTCACAAACGCGGAACAAAAGATTCTGTTGCTGGCTAAACAAGAAGAAAAGAACACAAGTCGAATCCTTGAAGCTGTAATGCAGATTTTGCATAACTGTATTCTTGATGACATTGATATTGACAATCTTAGTTCGTTTGACATGGAAGATATATTCCTTAGAATTCGTGCCAAGTCTGTTGGTGAGATTATCAAGCCACGATTTAGCTACAAGTACACCGATGAAAAGGGTATTGAAAAAACAGATTTTGTTAATATCGAAATCAACATTGATGATATCAAAGTTGTGGTTGAAGAAAAAGTTGATGATAAAATAATTCTTGATAAAGAATCACAGCTTGGTGTTAAGCTTAGATATCCAACTTTGAAGATTATTCGTGAAATGAAAGACACCAATGACGACATTGAACTTATTTCAAAATGTATCGTGTGTGTGTTTGATGCAGAAAATGTGTACAACCGTGAAGATATTAGCGATGAAGAGATGATTGAGTTTGTTGATGATATTGATATGTTAAACATGAAAGCAATTAATAAATTCTTTTCAAGCATCCCGCGTATCGAACACAAGGTGGACGTTACACTTCCAAAGCTGGACAACAAGAAAGAAACCATTACTTTTAAAGGCATCAATGATTTTTTTATCTAATGGTTTGTCATGAGTCGGTTGAAAGCTATTATACAAACAACTTTAGTATATTATTTCATCCAAACCACAACTTTAAAGTTTCTAACAATTTCACACTTGATGATCTTGAAAACATGTTACCTTATGAGAGAGAGATTTATCTTTCGATGGCACAAAATCTAATAAAAGAAATAGAGGCAGGGTAAAATGGCATCTCCCGCAAACAGTATAATAAAAGCACTTTCTCAAAAAACTCAGATGAAAAGAGCAATTGACTTGAGGGCTGCTGAGAATGACAATGACGTAAGAGCCATTATCAAAAAAATGGTTGAAGCTGCCATTGTTGCTCAGACATCCAATAAACCAAGGCTGATGATGAGAAGCATTGAAGAGCTTAATCAGACTGTTAGGGATTTGGTAACTAGAAATATTAGTGTTAGCGAAAAAACCAAAAAGAACATGGTTAGAAAGCTGACAAATCTGAGTGATGATCTGACAAAAGAGCTTGAATCTGGTGCCGGAAGCTCTTCTGGTGGTGGAGGTGGATTAGCAAACGTTCTTCCAAGCTTTGACAACATCACATCTGCTATTATGACTGCAAGCCCAATTCTTGGATATGGTGCTAGATTATTACAAACTGTTGGTGAAGGCGCAAGTAATCATAACGCAAGAAATGCTCAACGTTCACAACAAGAGCGTGATGGGCAAATAAGAGCAGATGATATTCTAGATGATAGTGATGATGAAGATACTGTTTCTGGTGGCGGTGGTTCTGTTAGTGATTCTGAAAAATACTTAGAAAGTATATTAGATCAGCTTGTCACTCTTAATTCGATTTGGGGAGATGGAACAACCGAAACAAACAATAAGTTATCAGAACTTGTTAGAGTTGAAGAAGAGGTTAAAGAAGAGCAAAGACTTCTAAGAGAGCAAAACGAGTACGATAGTATAGAAGCACAAAGACGACAAGATGCTGCTGGTGGAGAAAGAGGTGGATCACATTCACCAACAGGCGACCCAGAAGCAGATTCCATGCTGAATAGTATTCTTGGCGGTGGTATGGGTGGCGCTATCATGGCGGCTGTAACGGGCATAGCTGGCTTTTTCGGCCCTATCCTTGCTGCCAGTAGCACTATTGCTGGACTCGCTGCTAAGGTAGCTATAATCCCTGCTGTGATCTATGCAATTTATGAGTTTATTGAGGGTTTCTTTAACGCTGGTGAGATTTTAGGGCTTGGTGAGAGTGAGGTAACAATAAGCGACAGAATTGCAGCGGGTATAGGTTCTGTTGTCGATGGATTTTTGAGTATGATTAATTCCATTGTGTCTACAGTGATGGGTTGGTTTGGTATGGATATTGATTTCATGCCAGAGAATTCAAAACAAATAATTTCCAACAGTATAAAAGGAATCTTTGATTTCTATAAAGGTATATTCAATGATGTGTTATCATTGTTTGGCTTTGGCCCAGATCAAGAACAGTCTTTGTTAGATGGTGTAAAAGGAATTGCAAAAAGTGTTCTGAGTATTCCTTTGATGTTATTTAATATGGTGACTGGATTTTTTGGAATTGATGAAATTACATCCGAAGATATAAAAACTAAAATTACAAGTGGAATAGATTCTGTTGTGAAAGCCATTTCTAATTTTGTAACTGGTATTCTTGACTCTGCTGTTGACTTTGTAACTGAGAGTATCCCTACATGGAAAGACCTAAAATCTCTTGTAGGTTTTGGTGATGATGAAGAGAAAAAAGGATTTGTTGGTTCTCAGGAAATTGCAAAGAGAAGCATGGATCAAATCAGTGGAGTAAAAGATACATCTGACGAAGATTTGCAGGCTGAATTTGACAGAAGGTTTGGTTATGGTGATTCAGGAAGCACTAAAACTGCTGAAACTTTCAGCATGACAAATAGAGGAATGAATTCTACAAAACAAAAACAACAACAATCATCTGCGGCTATCGTAAACGCGCCTTCTAATACAAATGTCAGTAACACAATAGTAGAAGGCGGTGGTGGGAATACAGCTAACCCCGATGTAAACTTCCGCAATAAAAGTTACGCAGATTATTCACGAGCGTATAGCCAGTAAAGGAAAGAGAGAGAGAGGGGGCTTAACGCCCCTTCTGATCTTTCAATTCTTTCATTTCATGATTATAGAATTCTTCCTCGAACTGAGTATGATACCCACGTTTAATAATAAATTCCATGAGAAGTGTTAGATGCACAGCCCCTGTGTAATCATCTGCGTTTTCAAGACTTGGTAGGTCAATATTCATACCCACTTGATCATCTTTTACATCTTCAAATCCAACTGAACATTTTGACATAATCTTTTAATCCTCGTTAATAACTTCCAGTGTGTGAACAAAAGCTTCTTTTTGCTCAACTATTCTATCATAACTATCCGCTTGTGTCTTGTCGTTTCTGAACTTAACTAAGCGTGGTAGAAACAAACTCATTGTATCAGGTTTGGTTTCACTTGCAATGATGTCATTAGATTTAATTTCACCAATTTTTCCCAGATACAGTTCTTGATTTTCCCAGATTGATTTTCTGAGTTCGTCAGTTAGTCCAGTACCCACATTAACCACAAGCTTACCATCTAAGCTTTCACAAATCAAGGAACCGAGAATTTCATCCCATTCGCCTAACGTTTTCCCTTGGTTGAATCCTGTAATGATAAGATCACATGTAAACTCTGTTTTAATCTTCACAAAATCGTTACTGGTTCCATCTTTCCATTTAGCACTCTGGTTTTTAACAAGAGTCCCTTCAAGACCATCTTTAATATTTTCCATGAAATGTTCAATAACTTCATCAACACTATTCACAATACGGGAGTCGATAAGATTAACTTGGTCTGTGTACTCTCTCAGATCATCTACAATAGCTTTTAGCCTCTCAAACCTATCGACGTAGGGGGTGTTACAAATACCCTCTTTAAAGTCTTTGTATGGAACCACATCCCACAGTACGTGAAGCAGCCTTTCAGGGTCAACTTCACTAGAATTCAGATATCCGTTTCCTTTTTGACGAGGCATTAACTTTTGTCGTGATGCTGTTTCATAGACAAGAATTTCACCCATAACAACACAACTATAAGGCAAGTCTAAATTAGAAATTGCTAAAAACATGTCATTAGAAATGTGGTGATTATTAATAGCACCACTACGCGAACGAACTTCAAATGTTTCAGATTCTGGATGAATGATGATATCTTCATACTCACCATCTTCTTTTGTTTGTGAAATGCAAGGGAATTGAATTTTCTTCAAGTTCTTTTCGCTAAAAGAAGATGACCGCATATAGGGATGAACATAGATTAGATCAGGCCAGACCTTGTTGATTGTTTTTGCAGATGCACCACATTTTAGATCACGATCAATAACACATTTAAACACATAGCCATCATCTACAGAGTCTAAGTTATGATAAACTTCCTCTATCAATCTATGGGCTGCATTACCAGTGACGACACGAGTTGCAATCTCAAACTCCAATACGTCAAGAGCTTGGGCTAAAGTTAGAGTGTATCTGACTTCTTCAAAAAGATTGCATTCTTTCATAGGCTCATTTGGTAGGTCAACATCCTTAACCCCAAACGTGATTGATGGGTCATAGGTTAACCAAGCAACACGTTTGAACAGGTTTTCTTCGGGAGTGTCTTTTATGGCTTCGAGTATAGCAGCTTTTTCAG